AACATCATGTCAGCCAGTTGAGTCAGTTTAATCCGGCAGAAGTATTACTCGGCTACCAAAAACGCTGGATAGCCGATGACAGCCCGCTGAAAATCGCAGAGAAAAGCAGGCGTACAGGCATTACCTGGGCCGAAGCTTGTGATGCGGTTTTGTGTGCTTCAACCCGGCGTCAGGATGGTGGCTGTAATCATTTTTATGTTGGCTCCAATAAAGAAATGGCCCGCGAGTTTATCGAAGCGGCTGCCATGTGGGCGCGTGTTTTCGACAAAGCCGGTTCTGAAATTCAGGAAGAACTGTTTATTGACGGTGGCCAGGAAGGCAAAGAAATCCTGACCTTTGTGGTGCATTTTGCCAGTGGTTATAAAATCCAGGCGCTTAGCTCCAACCCATCCAACCTGCGGGGTATGCAGGGCAACGTCACCATTGATGAAGCCGCGTTTCATGAGCGCCTGGCTGAGGTATTAAAAGCGGCTCTGGCACTGACCATGTGGGGCAGTAAAGTTCGTTTAATCAGTACTCATAACGGTATTGAAAACCTGTTTAATCAGCTGGTGCAGGACAGCCGCGCCGGCAAGAAACGTTATTCAGTCCATACCATCACTCTGGACGATGCCTGTAATGACGGCCTTTATCAGCGCATTTGCCAAACCCGCAAGTTAGCCTGGAGCGCACAAAAGGAAATTGAGTGGAAAGAAGGCCTGCTCAAAGACACTGCCACCGAAGAAGACGCGCTGGAAGAATACTTTTGTGTGCCCAAAGCTGGCGCGGGGATTTATTTAAAACGCACGCTCATCGAGCGGGCTATGGTCAAAGACCACAGCATTCCCATTGTTCGCTTTACTGCGCCCAAAGACTTTGAACTCAAATCTGATGCTGACAGGCAACGCATCGTTAGTGAGTGGCTGGAAAACAACCTGCAGTTTTTGCTAGATCAGCTGCCAACAAATTGCCGCCATGTATTCGGTGAAGACTTTGCCCGCAAAGGCGACTTGTCGGTGTTTGTGCCACTGACCATCCGGCCCGATTTAACCAAGCGTGTGCCCTTTGTCGTGGAAATATCCAACGGCACTTATGAAGCCCAGCGCCAAATTCTGATGTACATCCTGGAGCGGTTACCGCGATTTACTTCTTCAGCATTTGATAGCACCGGTAACGGCGGTTACCTGGCAGAAACAGCCAGGCTGAAGTTTGGGACCGAAATGGTCGATTGCGTGATGCTCAGCCAAGCCTGGTACCGCGAATGGATGCCCAAACTTAAAGCTGAGTTTGATGATGGCTTTATCGAAATTCCGCGCCATCAGGACATCATTGACGACCTTTGCAAAATCCAGATGAAAAACGGCGTGCCTCAGATTGAAAAAGGATCTGGCAAGGGCTCCGATGGCCAACAGCGCCATGGTGACTTCGCCGTCGCGTTGGCCATGGCCGTTCGCGCCAGCTGGATGGAAGGCGGCGAAATCGACTTTACCCCCATTACGGCGCTCACCCACAACAAAGACGCCCCCTCAGAAATGCAATCCTCAGCAGGATGTTGGTAATGCAAACAGATAAAAACGGCACCATGTTCCGCGTGCGTGAAAAGCAAAAACAAACAGATAACAGCCCACGCATAATGCAGTTGCGCCGCGAGTTCGCCGAGCATCCTAGCCGTGGTTTAACGCCATTGAGCCTTGCGGCCATCATGACTGAGGCCGAGCAAGGCAATCTGCTGGCTCAGTGTTACCTGGCGGAGGATGTGGAAGAGAAAGACGGCCATATCTATGCCGAGTTATTTAAACGCCGGATGGCATTGACTAGCGTGCCGTTTCGGGTTGAGCCACCTCGCAACGCCAGCGCCCAGGAAAAGAAGGACGCGGCCAACTACAACGATGTGCTGGCCGATATTCCGAACTTTGAAGATGTGCTTTTCAACATGGCCGACGGCATTTTAAAAGGCTTCAGCAATCTTGAATTTCACTGGGAGCGGTATCACGACTTCAGACTGCCGGCTGATTTTCAGCACCGGCCAGCCACTTGGTTTCAACTGTCCCTGACCAATCAAGACCAGTTGATGTTACGTAACGGCACTGCCGAAGGGGAGCCGTTGGCGCAGTTCGGTTGGATCCAACACCGCCATGCAGCCAAAAGCGGTTATGTCGCAAGGTCTGGCCTCATCCGGCAGTTAGCCTGGCCATTTATCTTTAAAAACTATTCAGTGCGTGACCTGGCAGAATTTTTAGAGATTTACGGTATTCCAATCCGGATTGGTAAATACCCGGCCGGTGCTAATGATGACGAAAAGAATCGTCTGTTGCAGGCGGTCTGGAGCGTTGGCCACAACAGCGCTGGCATTATGCCCAAAGGCATGGAAATGGAGTTTGTGGAAGCGGCCAAAGGTGGTGGCGAACCATTTATGACCATGATGTCCTGGTGCGAGCGGATCCAGTCCAAAGTGATTTTAGGCCAGACCCTGACGGCTCAAGTCGACAGTTCTGGCAGCCAGGCACTGGGTAATGTGCATAACGAAGTGCGGCTGGATATCCGCAACCACGACCTGCGCCAGTTGGCTAGCACGCTTAACCGCGATTTGATTTGGCCAATGCATATGCTGAACGGAAAATCATATAACGGCGATCCGCGCCGGCTGCCGCAAATCAAGTTTGATATTGAAGAGCCAGAGGACATCAAGCTGTTTAGCGAATCCTTGCCGGCACTGGTCGGAATGGGGATGAAAATCCCGTCAGCCTGGGCGCACCAAAAGCTAGCTATTCCTCAGCAAGAAAATGACGAGCCGATCCTGGGCATGACCACCAAGCAACCGGCACCAGTTGCCAAAGATAAAACCGCCGCTTTGCGCCTGGCTATCGCCAGTTTAAAAGCTGAGGTACCAGAGCAGGATTTACCAGACCAGTTTGCATCGCAGCTTCGGGCCAAGGCAGCACCGGTGATGCAAAAGATGCTCAAGCCGGTTGAGGATTTAGTGGCAAACGCCACCAGCCTGGAAGAATTGCTTGGCCAGTTGTTACAGCTCGAAGGCAAGCTGGATGAATCGGAACTGGCCGAAGTGATGCAACTGGCGCTCAGCACCGCCGAACTTGCCGGACGTTTTGATGTGTCTGCAGGTAACTGATGCCAAGCACCAATCCGCCTAATACTGCCCAATACGGTAGCCTACCATTTAAAGAAGCCATTGCTTTTTTTCGCGCCAAGGTAAACCTGACCAGTGAGCGCTGGGCGGATGTTTGGCGTGATCAGCATGATGCGGCTTTTATGGTGGCTGGTGCGATGAAATCGGATTTACTGGCTGATCTTCGCCAGGCTGTTGATTCGGCCATTGCTGAAGGTCGCAGTTTAAAGTGGTTTCAAAGCGAGTTTAAAAACATCGTTAAACGCACCGGCTGGGAGCATAACGGTGACGCTGCCTGGCGTGCTCGGGTGATTTACGATACCAACATGCGCCAGGCGTATAATGCCGGTCGCTATCAGCAGCTGCAGCAGTTTGAGTTTTGGCGTTATGTGCATGGTGATAGCCGTTACCCAAGGCCTGACCATCAAAAACACCACAACTTAGTGCTGCCTAAATCGACAGCGTTTTGGAAGGTATGGTTTCCGCAAAATGGCTGGGGCTGCAAATGCAAAGTGGTCGGCGAGACCGCGCAAAGCCTCAAGCGCAAAGGGATGAGGGTTGCCAAAGAGCCCGTCATTGAAATGCGGGATTGGGTCGATAGGAAAACCGGCGAAGTGCATCAAATCCCCAAAGGCATTGATCCGGGTTTTGACTACGCGCCTGGCGCCAGTAAACCAAGTGAGCAAATCAAACAGCAGCTGGCAGAGAAACAACCACTGGCAGAGCGCTTACCAGACCGCCTGGTGCCATCTGCTTTTAGCACTGAGCCTGGTGTAAACGTCCATCGCTTAAATGAAAAGCTGGCAGAACTAGCCGAGACGTCCGCAGGACCGCAGGTGCAGCAGCTGTCGCAGTTCCTGCAAAAGCACGATATCAAGACGTTGTTTATTACCCAGGCGCAGATGAATCCAAAGGGGATTGCAGCAGCGAAGCAACGTGGGGAAATACAGGATTATCTATCCAGTGTGCCGGGTTATCACCCGATGGCTTTATACACACTCAGGGAATTTGAGCTGGCAGCCGGGTTCACAGCGCCTGATTTTAACCATGTAGTGATTAAAGCCCAAGCCAGCTCGATGCTAAGCCAAACCGTTGTAAGCGAGTTGCAGCAAGCAGTCCAAGCCGTGGTACGGCTAAAAGGCGCTGAACGTCCAGCGTTTACACTTTCAGACCTAATAGGCAAGCAC